TTGCTTGGAAGTCTACGAGATACGTTTACGAGCGGGATTACTACTGAGTTAATCATCTCTTCATCACCATCTCGTATCTCATCTATCATACCCAAATGTTATCATAGAAGTTTTTTATCTTCTATTTCTCTGACTTTCATCAGAGGTCGGCATATCTTTTCACCAGTTGTGGCGCCGCGGCCTCGTGGATGGATTATATCTTTTCACCATCTATGCTCTGCCCCTGACTTACTTTGTAAGCCTTCGGTTCGGATTCCCTTATCAATTAGAAGATTTTGACTTAGGGTTTCCGCTTAATTCCGCAGTTTTAACACGGCCGTATGATTGATTTTTCTCTTCCTCGGTGAGAAGTAAATATAACTCTTTATTTTTTTTACGTGACCGTCCATTAAACCAGTCTTTAACAGTTGCTGGTTTAACTCCCAAATAATTAGCCACTTGTGTATAAGTATATCCCAATTCTTGTGCTGCAAAAGCAAAGTTATAATCTTCTTGTGTTAATTCGTATGCTTTTTTGCAACCCCCCTGAGCCATTTGCCGATTTAAAGACCGATTTTGAAATTGATAATGTTGAAACGTGTGTACTGCTAATTCTTCTTTCTCTAAATCAGTCATTTGCTCAAAAATACCGTTGGCTTCAGCAAAACGAATTTTTCTTTTTGCCGCACTAGCTGTTCCCCTAGACCATCCAAATATATCTTCACAAGTTTTTCCATATCCATCTCCATATTTCCATTGGATACATAAAAACTTTACTATATCTTCATTCAATACTTTTTGATGAAGTGGCGGAGTACCTCCTCCTGGCACTAAATTGAAACCATTATTTAAGCTATCGTATCTTTCAATATATTGACATTCTAATGGTTTTAACTCATCAGGATGTGTAATTTCAAATTCCCAACAACGAAAATGAAACTCTTGTTCTCCATATTTGTTCCAAGCATTTTGTAGTTTTGGATTCTCATGCTTATTTTTTCTTAAATCGTTTAGGTGGTCTCGTTTTCTTCTTTTATAATCAACAGTTAAGCCTATATAGCTTTCATGTGTTGGTAAACATTCTATTTGATATATATATCCAATCATACTTATACCTCCGTCTTCTAATTATAAGTAGATTTTTATATATATCACTTTATAAAATTGAGTGGTGGTCGAAGTAAAATTATAATTTTATACTCGAAACCGTGCCTTCTTCCACCTCTCGCCGCATCGCCTGCGAGTACAACATCAAAGATAGACCCGTTTCTAAACTTAAGCGTTACATAGTCCTTACCAAAGTTGCCAGGATAGTCGCTAAGTTCCCAGCCGATGATTTCTTTTTTAAGAAGTGGCCAATGGTCATATATTTCGTAAATCTTTTCCTTTGTAATTTGAGCAGCCTGTTGTTTTGTATTCGCTGTCATGAATACTTTGCGCCCTGGTATGAATACGCATTGTAAGAAGAGCGCAAGTATTGTAATAAATGATTTTGAAAACGCACGGGGCGCAGTAATGAATATGTCCTTAAAACGCATGAGCGCGCGCAGTGTAAATCGCTGGTAAAAGAAAAGACTAAATTCAGAATCAGCGGGTTTAATTATATCTAAGTAGTAATCTGGATAGGCAGTAAATAGATTAACCCATTTACACAAGTCATCATAGTGTCTTTCTAAATACTCATTAGTAATAACCGCACCTTTATCCAGTTCTATGCCCTCGCGCTCAGCACGTTCGACAAACTCATTGGGAGTGAGGTCTTGACGGGTCGATAGAATTACTTTTCTTCGCTTCTCCTGCATCACTCACCCCCATCGAGGTCTACAACAAACTCTTCGTCTTTGAATAATCTCTCATATCCCTCATTCTCATAATTGTCATAATCTGTTTCACTAGTGTTAAGGTCATAATACGATTCAAGCTCGGCCGCCGTCTTTAAAGCTTGGATACGTTGAGTAATCTCATCACCAATGCCAGACTCATTCGTATATAGGCGTTGATTCCAGCTTTGTATGTTTTTAATCGTTTCGTCAACGATGTCGCGCGTCTCTCCGTCATAGAACGGATTTTTAAACCCTCGTTTTTCAAGCCAGCGGCACAATTCACCCATTGACTCAAAATCACTAGCGTTCTTTACATTCTTCGGAGTGAATTCGCCCGTTTTAACCAGCTTATCATAAGAAGCAAGCAACTTATCAAAGTCAGCTCCCTCTCTAATCCGACAATCAATCTCATAAGAAATCTTACAAATCTTCAATGCTTGGTCGCCTTGAAGCGCGCCATTGATATTTTGAGTTAGTAATAACCCATCATATAGGTTCTCCAAATAGTTTAAAGCTTCCTCCTCATAATTATAACCCCATTTCTCTTGAAGTTTTCTGCGCTTCTCGTCGGAGAGTCCCGGCACGACTTCGTCGAGGGCACCGGCCGCATCTAATTCGCGATAAGCCTCTTGATAAGAACCCCAATCAATTCCATCATACTTATCTGTAAAGTAAATCAAATTATAAGACTTCAATAGCTCGGGCGCCGAATGCGTCGGCCGCAACTCTTCAAACTTATCCAATTCAAAAGGAATGTCTAGATATTGACAAATCTTATCCATTACATTCCAATCATAATCCGTCTTCTCAAGTCTATCCCCTAAGCAATCCACACATACGTCTACATATCCACTCGGATACATAAACGATTTAGTTCTCAAATAAGAAAAAGAATCCTTCATCTGGCCGCAGCACGCACATTTCTTTGAAGTAAAATCTATATCAAAATGTGGATTTAAAGCCATTTCTATTTCTCCTTTTCTTTCTTGGTGGCCGCATAGATTAGCTTTCCGAGGTTACGTCTTCTTACCCTGTTCATCTGTTCAATCTGGTCGCATAAGTCGTTCCAAATTGCTTCAAACTCTCTTGGCTTACCGTCCTTTCGGTCATCGGACGCCCGCGCGCCCTCGACGTCTTCCTCATCGTAAATCTCTACGCCAACTATTTTACAAATCCCAAGGAACTCAATTGGATTTAATTTAACAATCTCCAAAAGTAAGTTCTCTGGGCTGTTCTTTTTAAAAGCCAATCTACTTGTCCTCCTTTTTCTTTTTTCTAATTTCGCGTTCGCATCTCTTACATCTACTTTGAAAACCATCTTTGCTTCGAGTCTTCTTAACCCAATTCCTTCCATCGAGCAATAAAATCCTGCCACAGCAAGCACACTGTTTAAAGTTCTCTGGAAAGAAACAGTTTTCAATCGTATCTTGATGGAGTTGTGCCGCCTCGTTAATCTTTACAATAATTTTTTGTTTAAATATAGTACTTATATAATTCGCCGTATAGCTCTTACCATATTTCTTATTAATATACCCCGCTATATCGGCGTTCTTTTCTTTTTTTTCTTTTAGTTTCAAAATCTCACGCTGTACGTCAGTTAAATCGGCAATTTCTTCGTAGAACTGTAAAGTGTCCAATAAGCGTTCCAAATTGTTCTCTACAATATGGTCTACCTTAACTTGTTCGAGTCTTTCATCAAACTCTTCTCTAAACAGATATAACTGATATACCGCATCTAAACTTCTAAAATCAAAAATTTCGTTGTCCGGTTTCTGACAAGTTTTTTTCTTCCAAACCAATCCACTAATTAAACGTAGTTGTTCTTCGTTGAGTGCGCGCGGGTCAAAGAATTTATCAAAGATTATATCTCCGACAGTTCCTTCCTTTACACCCAGCGGCAAAACTTCCACGTCGCAGTCAAAAACAAAACTCTTATGCTTCGGCGCATAGATAGATTGGGTTATATTGAAGGTTGAGCGGTATGAATCTCTAATCGTAAATTGTTCCGTACGTAACTCACGTATACGGTGTCTCAACTTCAAATACCCATATTGATTAAGTTTTTGGCTTCGCGCGCGTATAAGTTCAACTTCTTCGTCTGTAAAACGCTTAATCAACTCATCTCTTGGCGGTTTCTCTCTTTTTCCAATCCTCTCTTCATAAAAGTTAATTTCCAGCTCAATCTCATCAATAGTCTTCCATAATTCCTCAAAGGTCGGCCGCAGAAACTCAGGTGCTTCTTTGCGGGCTTCCTCTCTGTTAAAAACGTCTCTGTTCTTCTTTAAAGCAACCGCATCGGTCAAAGTATATAGCTGCGCATTACTCATTGCAGGGTTTTCCAAAACCGCATCGAGCGATTCCGCTTCGTTCGTTTTGGTCCAACGTGTCTCTAAACCCGTGTCCTTACCCAGTGGCGCGCCACTGCAATCCTTACCCCATAACAAATAATCCGCAATAGTGGAGGCTTCAGAACTAGTCAAATTGGGAAACTGTACTATATATGTCTCAATAAATTGGGCTCGCTCTTCTGCAGTTTCAAGCCCCCAGTTTAACTTCAATCTATTCTGCATTTCGTGTCCTCCTACACTCTAAGTATACCACGCGCATAGGAGGAAGTCAAATTTTGTGAGCGGTCGTCTACAATTTTCGTGAAAATTTGACAACTCTTCCAAAATCAGTTATAATATAAGAGTAAGGTAAGTTGAACTTTTAAGGAGGACATGTTAATGGAATATGACAATGTAAACCACCCGGCGCACTACAACGTAGGTAACTACGAATCGATTGATGTAATGGTTGCGACGCAAGGCGTGGACGCGGTTAAGGATTTTTGTATCTGTAATGCGTTTAAGTATATATACAGACATAGGTTTAAGAACGGGGTGGAAGATATAAAGAAAGCTATATGGTATTTAAATAAGTTTGTGGAGTTGGAGGAAAAGGAGGACGTAAATGACTAGAAGAGAAAGGTTGGAAGCAGTTATTAGGGGAGAAATAAGTGAGGAACTTATAGAGTCTTGTAAGGAGGAGTTGGCAAAACTCGATGAGCGGGCTACGCGGGCTAGCGAGGAAGCAAAAACGACGGGAAACTACATAGAGAATAAACGTTATGAAGAATTAATTTGTGCGGCGCTGCGTGAGATGAGCGAACCCGTTCAGGTCGATGAGTTGGGAGGGTTGATTGGTTCGACGTTGTCGCGTCAGAGGCTTACGGCGATTTGTACGAATCTTATACGGGAAGGACGGATTAAGAGTTGCGATGTTAAAGTTAAAAATAAAGGTAAAAGAAAGGCTTATTACATAGACTAATAAGTCTTTTTTGATTTTTGATTTCGTGGATATTTTGTTCCAGGCGTTTTGATTTTAGGCCTCGAACATTTGTTCTTTTCCGAGAACAGACCCCGGGTATCTGTTCGATGTTCTATATCTCTCCAAATTTCTTTGTGAATTTTTTAACAGGTGGTTGTAGGTACTACTTTTGGAAAATCGACGAACATTTGTTTAACATAGGGGAGAAAAAACATAGGTACTGTTTTGCAAAACTACCCCATCATAGTCGATGCCTTGTTAAAAATTTAACAAGGCACTCGCAGATATATCCTCGGGTTATAGTCCGTCCCTTGTTAAAAATTTAACAATCGACTGCGTGCGGTCGCCTCTTCATTTTCACGCGGTCGCGCACTCCTCTTCATTAGGGAGGTCGATTGTTAAATTTTTAACACACCAATCACGCATATCTCCTCAGTAATAAGTACGTGGATTGTTAAAAATTTAATACAATTGTACTGATATAAAAACAAAATAAATTTCCATTTAGGGGTTGACTCTTCCGGTCTTTAGGTATATACTATAGACAACAAAGAGAGAGGAGAACAAAACAATAGAAAAGACAATCATCAGAAACACACTCATCAACTTCTACAATGAGACAAGCGCAACTCACAACTACATCGTAGCTTTCAACTTCAAAGGTAACATCATCGCAGTAGTAACAACAAGTGAGACGCTCTTCAACACAGGAGTTAAACTTGATAAGGCAAGCAAAGGACAGGGTTACTCAATCAGGTTCAAGCCTAACAATAGCGAGAAGGTCGCACTCATGAGTGGCAAGTCATTCGTTCTTTGCTCAATAGAGATGTTCAATACACTTGTTAGTGAAAGCAAGTACAACAAGGGTGAAGTAATAGAGAAGTTAATCACTGAGTACTTCGGACAGACTTGGACAAAGGATAACGTACCATACACAGAGGACGGAGACCTTACAGTTGACGGAGTAAAGTATCAGATAAAGTTTGAAAAGGCAACTTTCATAAACGAAGGTCAGATGATAAGAATGAGAGGTTAAAAACCTCTTATTTTTTATGGGGTAAAAACGAACATATGTTCGGAAGTTTGTTGTTAATTTATTAACGAGTATATAGTAGGGAGATTGTTAATAAATTAACAACAAAGTTAATACACAGAAAAACAAAATTATTTTAAAAAAGGTATTGACAAGTCCGGGATTTATTGCTATAATATAGACATAGAAAAGAGAGAGATAGAAAAGAAAGGAAGGAAAATAAAATGACAGCACTTATTATCGCAATCATCGCACTCATCATTTCAATAGCCACCGCAATCAAAGTCACAATCGATACTATACCATGGGGTAAATCAGAGATAATTGATAGCCTTACATACAAAAGAGATGAAAGAAGAAACAAGAGAATTGATAGATATTGGAGCAAACATTAAAGAAGTCGTAAGACTTCTTTTTTTAACCTCTTCATCGAACATATGTTCGTATATTCGCGGCCGTTTATCCGGGTCGATTGTTAATTTTTTAACACAATTGTATTCATATAAAAACATAAAAAGGTATTGACAAAGTATCTATCCAGGGTTATAATATAGATAGAAAGTAAGAGATAAACAAAAGAAAGGAAGGATAAAACAATGAGGTACGAAGTAAGAAGAACATACGATATGGAAGCACTCTCAATGAAAGCAAGAGAGGAAATGAATAAAGCAGTTGTCAAAGCACTCGCAGATAGAGAAGAAGAATACGAAGAAGCAATTGAAACACTCTTCGCAGATAGAATAGCATCAAGAGAAGAAATTGATGAAGTCGCAAAGAAGTTCAATATACCTTATGACTATGTAGAGTTTGAGGGTTGGGCATATGTAGAGGACTAAAGTCCTCTTTTTTATTGAAGCGGTTTGTTAATAATTTAACAACAAACTTAATACAAGAAAAAACAAAATAAGTTCTTGACAATCCCTCTTCATTCGTTTATAATATAGATAGATAAAGAAAGAGAGGATAGACAAATGACAAAGATGGAAATGGTTAATAGAATGATAGTTCTCGGATGTATCAAAGAGGCGGACCGCAACCATTGGATGCGTAAAGGTAAAGCAGATATAATGAAGATTTACATTCTCATAGTTCCACGTAGACTTGAACATTTAGGGAGGGCATAGAGATGGCAAAGAAGAAGAATATCAAAGTAGGAACAATCAACGGACTTGATGTATTAAGACAGACAAGACCACCGCAGGACATTCCGTTTAGAACGGGAAGTTATATAGATAAAAGAAAGAAAAGAGAAAAGATAAATAAAAATAGACTTGACAAATGGTTATAGATAGGTTATAATATAGATAGATAAAAGAAAGGAGAAAAGAAAATGAGAGAACAGATAATAGAAATGATAAAGGCATTAAATGAAGATGATTTTGGTGAACTGATGTCAGGTATTAATCAAATAACTTTTGAATATGGTTGGTCTGATGATTTAGATGAATCTGAACTTATTAAAATGATTTATCAGTATAAATAAGTCGCAAGACTTATTTTTTTTACTTACAAGCCGAACATACGTTCGCGCGGTTGCCCGGGCGCGCAAAGACGAACATACGTTCATTCTTAATGTTCGTTTAGGTTCTTGACTTTCTTATTCGTTCATCGTATAATGTATATATCAAAAGAAAGGAGAAAAAACAATGCTTTGGATTATATTTATACTTTGGGTTATATTCGCTATCACTTGTATTATACTGACAGAGGTTTACGAATGTGAGTTCTTTGGTTTCCTCTTCATTCTTTCTCTCCCTCTTATGTTCTATGTGCCGTTTATGTTAATGTTGTTTTAAAATAAAAACTTGACTTTTGTTATAAAATATGATATAATAATTATAGAAAATAAGAAAGGAGAAAGTACATATGGCAGTATCAAGAAAAGTTGAAAGAGAGATTTTGAGAGAAGAATATCTGAAAGCAATTATTGATTCATTCCTTGATAGAGATGAGGAAGTATTGAGAGTTAAATCAAATGAAATTGCAATTCCCGTTGTAGGTTGTGAGGGTAATGAAGACTTTATCGTTGTAACCGTAAAAGTGCCAACGGGAGCAAACAAGGGAACGGAACCTTATGACGGTTACGAACTCGCGACAGATTATGAAATGAAACTCGCCGAGAAAGAGGAAAAGGCAAAACAGAAAGCAAAAGAAAAAGAAAAGAAAATTGCAAAGGATAAAGCAATCAGAGAAAAGAAAAAAGAGATTGCGGAAAAGGGCGAATAGCCCTTTTTATTTTGCGTGAAAACGAACATATGTTCGTAGAGTGCGGCCGGTCATAAAAACAAAGAAAAACATAATTATCTATTGACAAACTCTTTTCCATGGTCTATAATATAGACAGAAAGAAAGGAAAGGAGATCAAAACAATGACAAGCAGACATTACAACAGAGACCGCATCATCAGAGAAAAACTCATTCAGCAGATTGGAATCGGCAAAGAAATCAAAACAGTAGAAGTTGACAAAGGACACCCAAACGGCGCAGAACTTCACACAATCACAACAAACGGCATAATCATTATCAGAAACGCAAGAACAAAGAAAATGGTTACAAAGTTAATCGCAAGACCGAATCAAATTAGAAGATATGGAATTGAAGATAAAAAGGTTATCGAAATCGCAAGACAGCATCAGTCTCTTGGATACAATATGATTTAAACGGACGCAAGTCCGTTTTTTATTGAATTTTTATGGGTTGCGAAAACGTTTTCGCTCGCGGCCGGTCCAACTATTCCGAAAATTAGTTTTTGGGGAATAGTTGGCGATTTTGAGCCTTCAAACCGTTGAAACTTCGTTGCTTCAACTATTCCGAAAATTAGTTATATCGGAATAGTTGAACTGGTTGCGAAAACGTTTTCGCAACCGCGCCCGCGCGAAAAAAAAATTTAAAAAAGTTTTAAAAAGGTGTTGACATACCCGGGAACTCATGCTATAATATAGACACAAGGTAAGGAAAGAAAGGAGACAAGAAAATGAGAACATTCGAACTGAGAAAATTAGAAAACGCACCTAAGTCAATGAGATGGATGGTAATGTGCAACGGTAAAGCATATGCGGGATTCAGCACCAAAAAGGTAGCAAAAGAAGCAATGGAAACATACATTGCAAACGAAATGAAAAAGGTCAAATAGACCTTTTTTATTTTAAGTAAAAAAATTTAAAAAAAGTTTAAAAAGGTATTGACAGGGTGGTCGCAAAGTGGTATCATATAATTGTCAAAGGAAAGTAATAAAGAAAGGAAACAGAACAATGAGAAAAGAAACATATCAGAACAATTTATCATACATCTTCGAAGCAGACAGAAAAAACGCAAAATATTCAATCGACGGTGGTGAACACTTTATGAATCATGGCGACTATTGCGAATGTCTTGCTAAATCGGTTCTCGGATTCGAACCTAAAAAAGATGCAAACACAAGAGCCGACGAGGGTTGGGACATCGAAGAAATCAAAGCAAGCGTCAAATCTTGGAACTGTGGACTTTCAGACAGAAAAGATTTAAAAGGTCTCGGATTCGATGAATTTTGCAAGAGATTCTTTGCTGATGAACTTCCAAACACACAGTATATATGGGTTCACGATTATGGCGAAATGGTAGACTTATACTTTATGAATGAAACCGAAATGAAAGAGTTTACAAAATTCGCCGCTAAATATTATGAATACGAACAGAAAGTAAGATTTAAACTCTGTGAGAACAAAATTGTTCAGTATCTTGATGAAAGGGTCGCATAGACCCTTTTCTTTCGTTATAGGGCAAAATACGGCCTTACAGACGTACTCTCGCGGGCCAGTATGGCCGGACCGGATCACACCGGGTCCGGTCCGGATCACGCGGGCGAACATATGTGCGAAAAATTTTTTAATAAATTTGAAAAAAGTTATTGACAGGATAAAAAATCCGTACTATAATATAACCATAGTAAAGGAGAACAGAAAGGAGAAAAACAATGCTTAGAACAGTAGAATTTGGGACAATCCGTATCGTTGAGAGTGTAGACCCAAGGTTTGATACCTTTTGCGGTTGGGACTTGCTCGGTGAGTGGTCTTTCTGGATGTTGCCTAATGGCGAAGTGGTCGCCTTGGAAGAAGTCGAGTAGACTTCTTCCTCAGTGGCCGGTCGGTGGCCCGGGCGCGGTTGGCAACAGAAACCGAGTAAAAAAATTTTTTAAAAAGGTATTGACAAATTGCTCGCCTTTGTTTATAATATAGATACAAGGTAAGGAGAATGGCAACCCGAAAGAGGGAGACACCACAAGCGTGCAGTAAGACCAATTCTGACAAAGACTTACCACCGCAAGCCTAAATCTAACTTTGCGGTATATAAGTATGGAGGCAGGAGATAAACAGTTCGCATAGCAGTTGGGAGCGAAAGGGTGGTTAGACGTACTGCATAGAGGGTGAAAGTCCCTTTTCTTTTGTGTAGAAATTAAACATATGTTTGCGGTCACCCGGGCAGGCCCTTGTTAAAAAAATAACTGTTAAAAACTTGTTGACAAATCAAAGAATTTGATTTATAATATAAATACAATAAAGAAAGGAGAAAATACTATGACAGATATTTATGAAGGTCTCACTCTTGCTCAGGTTATGGGCACTCACCTCAATGAAGAGGCACTCGCTGAACTCGACGAGTACTTCGAGGATGTCATCTACGATGACTATGACGAGGTCGGCTTTAACCCTTATATGGGTTGTTACGACTTCGACTGTTAGTCGAAGTCGCGCGGATCCTTCTTCATCGAACATATGTTCGTTTGGTCCGGTCCATGGCCCGGGCGCGGTTGTGAAAAATTTAACGCGATTGTTTCGATATAAAAACATAAAAAGGGGTTGACTTCCTAATAAAAATCAGTATAATTATAATTGTTAAGGGGAGAGTGAAATGTAGAAGGATGACTCCTTGCTGACTTGGGTAGTATGCACGCTGTTTCAAGACTCACCCTTGACACAAGTCAGAAAAACAAAGAAAAACATAAAAAAGGTATTGACAGATTGAAAGAAATCTGATACAATATAATTGTCAAGAAAAAGGACACCACAAGGCGTGAAAGTCGCCCTCAATGCGAGTTGTGTGGGAACTAAAAACGAACAAGACAAGCGAACCTAAATCTTGACAAAAAACAAAGAAAAACATAAAAAAGGTATTGACAAACACTAAAAAGTTTGCTACAATATAATCACAAAGAAAAACAAAACCCAAGTCAGTAGAAAGGAAAAATACAATGACTAACAGAGAATTCTTCACAGCAATCGTTAATTCTGACCTCAGCGATGAACTCAAGGCTTTCGCCACAGAAGCAATCGAGAAACTCGATGTACGCAACGCAAAGAGAGCAAACACACTCTCCAAGACACAGAAGGAGAACGCACCACTTATCGCAAAGATTGCAACCCTTCTCACTTCTGAGCCAAAACTCGCAAGCGAACTCGCTAAGGAAATGGAAATTTCCACACAGAAGGCAAGCGCACTTGTCAAGAAGGTTGAAGGTGTCAGCGTGTGTGATGTCAAGGTAAAAGGCAAAGGCACACAGAAGGGATACTTCTTCGCATAGCCTAAAGGGGTTAGCACTCGCTAACCCTTTTTTATTGGTGCAGAATCGAACATATGTTCGCGCGGGCCGGTCCAATCGGTCCGGTCGATTGTTAAAAAAATAACTTTAAAAAAGTCTTGACTTCCCTTTTCATTAGTGATATCATATGAGCAGATAAAGAAAGGAGAACAAACCAATGAAGAAAATCACTCACAATCCATTTTTTATTTCATTTATTCTTATTGCTATTATGATAATAATTGCAGATTCAACAGTGGTATATGGTGCATCAACCACAAATGCACATCTTGCGAGAGAATACGCAAAGAAACATTACTCAACTTGTAAAGTCGTTTTTCTTGATAGGTATGACGAAAGTAAAATCGAACATCGCAAGGATAAAAACATTGTGTATATCGAAAAATTTGTATCATACTCAAAGGGTAAATACGGATATAGTAAAAAAGGTGAATATGTAAAGTATAATAAGAGAGTAAAGAAAGGAAAGAAAGTTGTATCATACTTTATTTATAACCCAAACACAAATTATTGTGATGATGTAGTCGCAGTGGTTGACAATCACAAGATAAGGTAAGGACTTTGTCCTTATCTTTTTTTTTAATGAACATACGTTCGCGGCCGGTCGCTTGTTAATAAATTAACTTTTAAAATGTATTTGACTTTTTAAAATAATTTGATTATAATATAAGTGTAATAAGAAAGGAGATTTAAAAAATGGATAAAATTACAGAACTTAAAACCAATCCAACAGTAGGAGAAATGATTGAATTGCTTAAAAAGTATAACCCTAATAAAATGTTACATATTGCTTATAATGATTGTGATGGAGATATTATTAACTGTATAGATGAAACTGACGCCGCAGTTTTTCTTGTTGCGGTCACCGATGATTTTTAATATATACTCGCGCGATGTCAAGGAAACTTTACATCGCGCAAACTTGTACATAGATTGTTAATAAATTAACAACAAAGTCGACCGGGCCGCCTTGTGAATTTTTTCACAACGGAAAAAACAAAGAAAAACATAAAAAGGGATTGACTTCCGACTGTTTATCGCTTATAATATAGATAGTTAAAGAGAGGAGACTAAAACAATGACAAAGAAAGAAATGAAAAAAGTACTTGATGAACTAATGAAAGACAATGATAAAGTAGTTTTTTCTTTTAGAGATACTAACGGTAATAACATTGGAAAAGTAAAAGTACCAATTGATTCTACTAATGAAGAAATTGAAAAAAATATAAAAAACTACTTGACAAACTCTCATAAATAATCTATAATATAGATACAAAGAAAGAAAGAGAGGAAAACAGAAATGACAATTTACTTCGATATGGACGGAACAATCGCAAATCTCTACGCAGTAGAAAAATGGCTTCCAAAACTCAGAAATGAAGATGCAAGCCCATATGCAGAAGCAGAACCACTTGTTAGACTTGCAACACTTGCAAGACTTCTCAACAAACTTCAGAGAAACGGACACAAAATCGGTATCGTTTCGTGGCTTGCAAAGAATAGCACAGAAAACTACGATATAAAAGTTACCAACGCCAAAATCGAATGGCTTAACACACATCTTAAAAGTGTTCAGTTCGATGAGATAAAAATCGGAAAGTATGGAACACCAAAATCAACAATGGTTGACGATAAAAATGGTATTCTGTTCGATGACGAAGAGCCAAACCGCAAAGAGTGGAAAGGTAAAGCGTTCGATGTTGACAACATAATCGAGATACTAAAAGGGATTGCATAAACAATCCCTTTTTTGTATATTTATACATCGGTCCGGTCATTTGTGAAAAAATTAACTTTTAAATTATTTTTAAAAAAGTATTGACACACATATATATATTTGCTATACTTACATTGTCAAGAGATAGTAAATAAAACGAAAGTGAGGCATACAATGAGAACAATTAGAGAACTGAAGTATGATATGAAATATGTTAGAATGGCACTCCACGCAATTGAAGAATATGGTTTCCTTGATAAAGAATTCACTGCTTCTGAACTTGGTGAAAAATGGTATGTTGCTTCCCATAACTCACAACTTATGATGATGCTTGTGCGTAGAGGTATTGCAGAAATTGTTGATACTGTTGATAGAACTTTTGAAAAAGAAATATGGCATCATAATAAATATGTAAAGGCACAGATACCATATAAGGCAAATGTATATAAAATTATACACGATGCAGATTGGTATAAAAATATACTTCT